ATAAGTAATAATAGTCATCGTGCGTACAGGTAACCACCTGCCCAATCACAGTTAGCAAGAACCTGCTCACGCTGCTCAATGATACGCAGATCATATCGCACACCCTTGGCAGGAGACTTCCAAGACGCAGACTTGTAAAGTTCACCAGTCTTGCGATCAACAAAAGCATGGACAGAGCGGTTGCCACCACCATCAATCATAATGATCTTATGGTACTTTTTACCACTCTCAATCACATAATCAATGGGGCACTTACCATTACGAAGGTCTTGGATTTGGGCAATGTGATAGTGTGCATTATCACCTTTCTCAACACTACGCTTATGTCCACGGATACTGTACTCACGAAAGTTGTCCTTGAGAGCATCAATCAACATGTAGCACCACTTGGTCACGTTCAGTTGGATAGTGTTGCGGGCATCCTGCTGAGCAACATACTGTTCAAAGGTGGAAGCAGTCATGAGAGGTGTTTGTTTGAACTGAAGTCAGTATAAAGCAAAAAACCACCCCATGTGGGGTGGAGTGGACAGTCTTCAAAGTGTCACTTGTTCATCTGAAGTGTCGGTACAGGCATTCCACCTTCGGTGGGCACATAGATGGTCACATTACCGTTCTTGCTACCATCTTCAAGACCAGTGATGTACAGGTATTGGAGATACTCACGGTTGTCCTTCAGGCTATCACCGATGATTTGGTTTGCCTTGGCAACACCAGTAGCACGGATAATCTCAGCATCAGCAAGTTGTTGTGCAGAATCTTTCTTTGCTTGTGCTTCCAGAACTGCTACCTGGCGAGTGTATTCTGCCTTCTGGAGTTCTGCTTTACCAGCAAGAGATTGCTGCCACACATTATATTGTGGACCACCAATAAAGATGAGACCACCAATCACAACCACACCGACAGCAATAGCAGCAACAGCAGGGTCAATAAATCCGTTTTGTTTGTTCATTTGTCATTCTCCAGAGTAGATTTCAGCAGTTCATTCATAGTGCGACGAGCACGATAGTTTTGAATGATGTCCATCACACAATAACCAAAGGCAAATCCTGCCATAATAGTAGTAATCATTTGGAGGAACCTCCAGAGTTCTTAAAGATTAGGTTTGCCAAAACAATTATAGCAAGGTTTTGCCAGAAGGTCAAAGATACACTAAACCAAGACAGAATAAGTCCAAGCAACCATGCTTCAACAAGGATCCCAGCGGTGGCAAGGACAACAACCACAAAAATAGCAGCAACAGTAGTAGAATCTTTCATAAGTCAGTTACCGAATCGAGCAGACCAGAGTGAATAAGAATGGTTTTTCATGTGTTCAAGCATTTCATAACGTTGACGTACCTCAGAATCTTCTAGAAGGTCATAAACACAAGGAATTGCAAGATCCATTGCATCAACAGCATGACACAGGATAGAGTTCAGAAGATCATGCTCTTCAAAAGTAAATTCCATCGTGACTGGTTGCTGATCGCAATAATTACTTTCTGTCAGTTCTTGATCAGAATTAACGCTTTCAGCAAATTCAGTGAAATTTGGAAGGGAAATCATGGATGTGTTTGATTTACCTCCATACTATATGGCATAAAAAATGCCCCGTCAAGGGGCAGTGGACAGTTATTGATCTGCCACATCATATAATCTCAAATAATTTCCTCTCCAGTCTGATATGGAAATAGATTTTTCCAAATCATAAATCCTATTCTTGTAAGGAGATGATTGTGATGCTGGTTTATAAAGATCACCAGTTTCCATATCAATAAAACAATGAGTATTGGTAGTTCCATCTTCACTATCTTGAACTACTTTATAATACTTCTTACCCTGTTCATATCTAAACTTTAAATAATTACCAGATTTTATATCAGATATTAATTTTTCATTTTTATCAACATCAACGCCAGCAGACGCTAATCTAGAAGATATCCTCAAAGTTTCATTACAGTAGTCTTTATTCAATTGCTCACATAATTTTTCTGTATTATCAATAATTTTTTGTATTTTTTCTAAAGCGCGTACTCTTTTTTCTGGAAATAGAGAGTAATAATTTTCGTCCATTTATCCTAAACACTAATACTATTATGTATTAAATTATTCGGATAAAGGTCTTCCACGCCAATTTGTAGGTGCTGGAGGATCACACTTTCCTTCAAGTGAACGAACTAGAAGCTCAGTAAAAAGTTCCATTTTTTCTGGATGAACAGATGCGGGATTTTGATTAATTGCGTCTTTAAGAGCAACTAATTCATTCCATTCATCTGTGGTAAGATCTTCTGAACGATTTGAAGAAAAGGACATTGATACCTCGGGTTTGTTGTGTGTGGGTATTCTAACAGTATTTAATTAAAATCCGCGTTTCTTAATTATGTTTTTATATTGTAGTAATATTACTTTACATTATGTTGTTCTTTATATCTTTTTATAGTCCTTTTTACATCTTCCATCTCAGGAATAACTTGAAAAGTGTTCTCTTTTCTAAATTTATCCCGTTTAACAGTTTCTTTAAGATACCTCATTGTATATTTTATATGGTGAGGTTCTTTAAGAGTTTCTATAACATGAACAAATTTACTAGCAATATCAGTTTTATATTTGATATTATAATCTTCTATAAAATTTTCAAGTTTAATTATAATACTATCCTTAAATTCGTCTGATAATACTCTTAGATCATAATTACATATTTCCACAGATAAATCAAAATTTAAACAATTAAACTTAGGTGAAATGTAATCTATGTCAGTTAGATATGTAATTAATTCTGGCAATCTGAATACGTTATGGCACCCTATAACACTATTAGTTCTTCTTTGAAATCCTTCAGAAACTATAGTTTTTAGGTTTTTTTCAACAACACTCCAAACTGTACCCTTTCTAATATATTCTGCCCTCGTCCCGATTTCATCAATACTAGCAATCACAGTTAATTTTTGTGGGTTCCATTTACACCAATAATCTAATACATGATAAGACTTGTATTTCATAATTGACATATTAGTATTATATGACAAATGAATATCAGTCTTATTATGTTCCAATAAAATATCAAGCAACTCATAATGTTCATCCATTATAAGAGTTTCACCTCCAGCAAATTCAATCATCTCCAAATTATCAATTTGATCCAAAGCAAATTGACGAAAATCAAAATGATCAGTTACTGATTGACAGGTATTTTCTAATGTAGGCACTTCATCAGAATCAAAGGACCCTTTTACAGAAGTAAAATGATCCTTTCTATCAACTATTTCTTTATTTTCTTTTGCTATTAATTCACTTTCCCAAGGAGTACATGTCCTACATTTAAAGTTACACTTATTTTTTAGTTTAAAATCCCATCCTCTAAACTTTAGTTGAGAAATAGATCCATCTTCATTTGTAATGTTTTTTATATCATCAAATGTTGACTTCAATTTCTCATTGTTTGCAATCCTTAAACTACATTCACTACCAGTATCTTCAATTTCTTTACAAACACGACATGCTTCTGGCAGTTCATCACTAAACATATCAAGACGAAGTTTTTTTATTGGTTCGTCATTCCATATCTCATCTACACTTTTCTCTTTAACATTACCATAAAGATAATAACTAGCACAGCATGGAGTTACATCGCCTGTGGTTAAAATCTCAAGGTATGTCCAGGGCATTACGCACCAAGGTGTAGTTCTCATATGTTACTCTCCAAATGGACCCCAAGTTCCTCTATCACCTTTCATACGTTCTTCCAATTTATCCATCAACTCATCTGCTTTAATAAGATTATCAATGTCAGCAATCATACAGGCAATATGCTTTGCTACAAATGGTTTTTCTTGACGAGCAGCAAATGCAAGCGCATTACGAAGTGATGCTTCTGCCTCTTTTAGAGATTCTTCAACAGATTTAGAAAGTGCCATAATTTTTAAAATTTAATTATCAAATGTGTACCATCCAGTAGCAATATACTTATTACAAGAGTAAACTGGATTTCCTCTATGAGTATGTGTAAAATAAGCAGGCCAAATTACAAATTTACCTGCTTCTGGTTTAATTCTTAACTTTTGCCAAATGAATTCAGTTTCACCCTCTCCATCAGGAATATCATTAAGATAAACCATCCATCCTAATACTCTACC